CGATGCCCTGCTGTCGGCTTACGTTGGCCTCTGCTTCCGTCACGGCGCTCGTGAACAGTTGTGCGACCAACGACCGTTGAGTGTTCAGAGCCTTCTCGGCATCAGCAATGTCCGTTCCGAATAGGACGTCGGCTGCGATGCCACCGGCCTCGGTAGCGATGGTCTGAATCTGTTGGCGCATCTGGACGAACTCGGCCATCTGAGTACCGGTCAGACTCAAGAGTCCCTTCGCGATGTTGCTACCGTCGACGATGCCGGCCTCGGCCACCTGTCGGATGACGTCAGGACCGAAGCCCTTCTCACGCAATGCGAGCAGGTTGTCTCGGAACGTCTTGGCTTGAGTCAACAGTTTGCGAGTCTGACTCAACGGGTTCCGACCAGACAGCGGTTGATTGACAGCACCTTCGACAGTCGACAGGAATGAGGCTCGAGACGCCTTCAGTCCTTCGGCCTTCTGATACAACTCGTCGTACTTGTCTTGAGCGGCTCGAGCCTGATCGAGTAGTGACAAGGTGGGCGACGTCAGCCCGGACGACACATTGAACTTGTCGGCTTCTTTGCGTACGTCACTCAGCGTGTCCTTGAAGTCTCCGAGTGCCTTATTGGCGTCGTCGATCTGGTCCTTCAGCAGGTCACGAGTGTCAGCCAAGTTCGCTAGTTGACTGAACTTCGACCGCAGTTGATTCAACAGTGACTGGAACGCTGGCAGTTGGTCGATCTTCAACTCAAAGGCTTTGTCCAGTAAGGCTTGGAACGCCTCACTAATCTCCTTCGATGAACCACTAACCAACTTGTCCGCGAAGTCACGAGAGATCAAACTGTTCGCAGTGTCGGCTATCGACGACACCCAGCCTTCGACCCACGAGAAGTCGAGTTCGTTGTCGGCACGTTCGGTTCGTGAGCCACCGCCACCGCCACGCGACGGACGTCGACTGCTTTCAGCGTTCTTCAGAGCGTCACTCAACTTGGTCAAGGACGCCAGTTGTTCTCTCAGACCTTGTAGGACCGGCGAGCGTCGGCCAGCCGCGTCGCCAACCATCTCGCTGATCGCCGCACGAATCGCAGCGATCTGATTGGCCAACTCTTCGGTGTTCATGGTGATGGCTAGTTGAACCTCTGGGTCGAGACCGTCGAGTATCCCGATGGAGTCGATGAGGTCGATGATGGCCTGCCGTTCAATGCCGGCCGCGTCAGCACCATTGAGCAGGTCGTTGTACATGACGCCCAGAATCGGAATCAGGTTCTCGACTGAACCCTTCATGTTCTTGGTGTCCGCGATGACAGCGAGCATGGCCATCATCTGCTCTCGAACGGCACGTTCGACACCAGTACTCGACCCCTCAAGGTCACTGAACGAATCTCTTAGTTCGCCACTCGCTTCGAGGGTATCCATGTAGGCCAGTGCTAGGTTGTTGTCGAGGGCGTTAGTTAGCACACCGAGCGAGTCTGCGATTGTCATGGCATTCGCGGCTTGTTGTTCACCTTCGCTCGTCGTTTCAGCGAGAGCACTACGCAGACGTGCGTAAGCGTCGACGGTCGTATCGACCGCACCTGTTACTGCGCTGAGTGACGTCTGGATCTCGCTCTGTCTGAACAGTTGTCGGTTCTGCTCAGCAGTCGCTCCTGCCACTGCGGTAGTCAACTGCTCTAGTGCGTAGGTGTGTTCGTCCGTGCGACCGACAGTCTCGGCTGTAGCGAGAGCGTTGTTCATCAACGCTTGGAAGGCGTCAGCGCCGAGAGCGTCACTGAAGTATGCGATCGTGTCGACGTTCGATAGCAGTTCTTGATTGTTCTTGTTGACGGCTTCACGGTTGTCATCGAAGGCGTCAGACGTCTCATCGAGAGCAGACACCATTTGTCCGAACATCGTGACGTTCACGTCGCCGCTTCGTGCGACTGTCAACAACATCTCTCTAGTTGCGGCGTCAAGACCCTCAGTCTTGGCGATCATGTTCTCCATGTTGCTAATAGCAACACTGTCAGTCGTTGCTCGATTACCGCCGAACTGATTGATCTGTGTCATCAGATCGTCGAAGGCATCGGTGCCGCTCTGAGTCATCTCAGTCAACTCTGCGACGCCGACCCCGTACTTAGCAAACGTCGAGATCAGTGAACTCAACTCGCTCTGAACGAAGGCTTGAGCGCCGGCCATCGCCTCGACCTCAGACGTCGCCCCGGCCTGTTCGCCTTGAAGTTTGATGTACTCGTCGACCAGTGCTCGAGTCTTATCGGTCAGAGTCACCGTCGGGTCGCCAGCGTTACGAAGAGCCTCGGTCAGTCGTTCCTGTCGTTCGCGTGCTTCTTTGGCGTTCTGACTGAACGAATACCACGCGGCACCAACCAACGCGATCGAGCCGACAATGGCCAGAGCAACCGGACCCATTGCTATCAACTGGGCCGTGGCCTTAGCGATAGCGTCCGTAGCCATTGCTGCCTTCAACGCGAGCCACGCCTTCGCCAGAGCACCAACGGCAATCAAGAGCGGTCCGGCTGCTGCCAGTAGGCCACCAAGGATTACGACGACAGTCTTGATCGGGCCGGGCAAACCACTGAAGACGCTGGCCACCTTCGCGATGGCGTTAGCAAGGGTCGTGATGATTGGCAGGACGATTGGTCCTATCGTCTGGCCTAGGGAGATAAGGGAGTCCTTCATTGCGGCCATCGCTTGGTTCGCCTTGAAGGTACCAGTGTTCGACATAGCCGTGAACGCCTTGTCGAGGTCACCTGTGTTGTCGGTCAGGTTTGCGAAGATGGCTTCTGTCGACGCTGTAGCACTGCCGAAGAGTGACATGACACCTGTTAGTGCTCTGATGTTGCCGAACACGATGCCGGCTGCCTCTTCGTTGTTGCCGAACGCTTGGGTTAGAACCTCGAGTGTCGACAACAGGCCATCTTCCTTGATGCTCTGTCGTAGCCCCTGACTACTCAACCCCATAGCGGTTAGTTGTTCTTCGGCTTGTTTCGTCGGGTTCAACAGCGAGGCAAGGATGCCACGTATCTGTGTTGCCGCTTCGTTGGCGTCGGTGCCGTTACGGGACATGGCCGCGAACGCAGCAGACACTTCCTCGAATGTCACGCCCATGCTGGAGGCGATCGGCAATACACGTGGCAGAGCACCGGCCAACTGGTCGGCTTCCATCTTGCCTTCACGAACAGCGGCGACCATTGCGTCGGTCGCTTGAGCAGCCGACAGGTTCTCGATGCCGTAAGCGTTCAAGGCCGACGACACAGAGTCTGCGATAATCATTGTCTCGCCTAGACCAACCGCACTGGCCTTCAACGACTGTTCGAGTACGCCCATCGCGTCGGCACCACTGATGCCGGCAGAGGTGATGAAGTACAGGCCCTCTGCTGCTTCGACTCCTGACCGGCCGAACTGGACGGCCATGTCTCGAACACTGCCTTCCATCGAGGCGACCTCTTGTTCAGAGATGCCAACGAGGCCGGTGATGGAGGCCATTGCGAACTCAAAGTCGTTTGCCATCTTCATCGCAGCAACGCCAGCAGCGACCATCGGTGCCGTGACAGCCATCGACATCTTGGTACCGACAGAGGTCATCTTGTCGGCCATGTCCTTCATGGAACCGCCGGCCTTCTTGCTGGCCGTGTCGAGGTCCTTGACCTCTTTCTCGGCTTTGTTCAACGACGACTCGAGATGTTTGACAGACTCTCGAACGTCCTTGAACCCAGACGACATTGTGTCGGTGCCACGGTCGACGGCACGCATCAAGTCTCGAACGACTTGTTCGATTCGGTCGAAGTCACTCGACGCGTTACGACCTACCGACGAGACCTCTTTGCCGAGGTCAGCGACGGCTTTCTGCGCCTTGTCGACTCCAGTGGTAAGTGGCTTCGTGTCGACGCCGAGGACTACTTCAAGACGTCCTACTTCTACGCCGGCCATCGCTACCTCTTCTTAGCCCGTTGTCGTTGCGCTTGCTGCTCTCGTTCGCTCGCCTCGATCTTGTACAAGGCCAGCCATTCCACAAACTCGGAACTACTCATCGTGTCCATCAACTGACCGACAGTCATTCCGAGTTCACGGGCTAGTTGGAAGTAGGCGCGTCGTTCGCCTTGGGTTCGCCCATTGCGGTCGGGGAACCCGAGGAGGACTTTCCCGCCTCGTCCACCGCCTTCTCTTTGAGACCTGACGCCTCGAGGCAACGAGTGACGAGACGGTCGATGACTGAACCAGACTTCTCTGTCATCAACCACGAAAGGTCATCTTCCTCGAACACGGGGTCGCCCGACTCAGGGTCGATACAGCAGGTCACCAGAATCTGGCCGTACACACCTTCGATACGGGCAGGGCCGTCCTCGGAATGGTCTTGGTTGGCCGCAAGAAACGCGGCTCGTTGGCGAACTGTCA